TGCGTTTATCAGAGTTTGTGGATCCAATCGAGCTAGAAGATTTAGCAGAACACAAAATGATTTGGAGCCGTTCAGGTGACAAACTCAAGCTCAAGTATCGTTGTGCCAGTGGACCCAAAGCAGGACGTATTGTGCCTGATCCAAGTGCTTGTGCCGCTCCTAAAGATCTAGCAAAGTCAGCGCAAATGAAACGCACACGAGCTACTACTAAAGTTCGTCAAGCTCGTAAAGCCAAAAAAACCAAACGTGTAAATCCTGCTAGTAAAATTCTTGCTAGACTAAATGCGCTAACTAAACCTAAAAAAACTGCCAGCGGTAAAGTGTCAAGAATGGTTAGCAAAAGTACTAAAAAACCGCAAAAGCCAAAAAAACTCAAATAAAGATTGACCTATAGCCTCTACTTTGTTATTATAGTTGCATGGCAGATTTGATGATAGATATAGAAACACTCGGTACAGGCCCAGATGCTTGTATTCTCACTATTGCAATGCAAAGCTTTGACCCGTTTGCACATGGTTGGTATGACAATTATTACTATGCTCGAATTGAAACCGAAAGTCAGCCCGATAGAATCATTGAAGACGGTACACTGGCCTGGTGGGCAAGTCAAAGTCCTCTAGTACGAGAAGAAGCATTTGCCGAAGAAGATCGTGTATCTTTAAAACAAGCACTTGAAGACATGCATCCAATGATCTGGAACAGCAATTTTATATGGGCAAACGGTCCTACCTTTGATATGAACATAATTGAACATGCGTATAAAAGTTATGGCATGAATTTACCCTGGAAATTTTATCGGGTGCGTGATGCAAGAACAGTGTACAGTTTGTATCCAGATTTAGACAAAGGCACGGTTAGTCATCACGCTCTTGATGACTGCCAACAACAGATTCTTAAACTACAGACTACACTAAAACATTTAGGAGTAACAAAAATTAAATGAAACAGATTGATTACAAATACAACGAAGGTGAATTGATCAAAGAACTACAAGAGTATGTAGATGCTACATATGGTGAGCACTACAGTCTAAACAAGTTTCAGGCAACAGAGTTTATTATTGATGCTGGACACGGAGATGGATTCTGTATTGGTAATGTTATGAAGTATGCTCAACGCTACGGCAAGAAAGATGGATACAATCGCAAAGACCTGTTAAAAGTTCTACACTATGCTCTTATTCAATTGTATGTACACGATAAAGAAGAACGTTAATCTTCAGTTAAATCGCCTACCTTCCAGGGGAAATCTAAAATCATAACTTCCACACTGCAATTTAAGCAAACAGTTTTTAAGTTGTTTAGGTTGCAGTTGTTTAGATCCCCATCTTGATGATACACCAGTGTTTGTTTACCGCTTTTAGCTCGAAATCCACATCTATCACATACTAACTTTTTTTTATAACCCTTGCCTTGCCATCTTGGTACAGGGGCTTTTTTATTCCTTTTGGCTCTAATACAACTATCGCATCTTTTTCTGTAATATATTTTGCCGTTGATGCGACAATTTATAGCAGCAGGACGTTTTTTACAGGCTTCACAGATAGGTCTAGTCATAATTTTACTTATATAGACCTTAATTAAGGGCAATCATAACCACTACTTTTGGTGTTATACGATAAATATCATTAACAAGTTTTTAAAGGAAAACAAAGATATGGCACTAGTATCACCAGGCGTAGAAGTTACTGTAATTGACGAAAGTAATTATCTACCAGCAGCAACAAATTCAGTTCCGTACATCTTGATTGCAACAGCAGAAAACAAGATCAGCGGAAGCGGTACTGGCGTAGCAGCCGGTACAACAGCAGCCAATGCCAACGAAGTTTATTTGATTTCGAGTCAGAGAGATTTGGCCGCTACTTTTGGAAATCCATTTTTCTACAGCACCACAGCAGGTACTGCTATTAACGGTTATGAGCTAAACGAATACGGTTTGCTTGCTGCCTATAGCGTATTAGGTGTTAGTAACAGAGCATATGTTCAGCGTGTAAACATTGATCTAAGCGAGTTAACTGCAAGTCTTACAAGACCTACAGGCGATCCAGCCGCCGGCACTTGGTGGTTAGACACAGGTGAAACATTGTGGGGAATTTTTGAGTGGAGTGCTACAACAAATACATTTACAAACAAAGTTCCCACAGTTATTACCAGCACAAGCGACCTATCAGGCGGCGTGCCTAAAGACAGTATTGGCAATATTGGTGATTATGCAGTTGTTGCAACCAACGCAAACAATCCTGTGTATTATAAAACTCCAGGTAATACTGTAAGCGATCCAACTGTTACAGCAAACAGCTGGGTATTAGTTGGTAGCGACGCCTGGAAAAACTCATGGGCTAGTATTATTGGAACAGAAACCAATCCAACAATCACAGCAGGACACACTATTTTCTTAAATGACACATTAATCACTGCCAGCAACGTTACTGTAGCCAGTTTTGCTCTGGATATTAATAACGCAGCAATTGCAGGTGTAAGTGCTAAGGCTGTAAGTGGTAAACTAGAAATTTATATAGATAGTTCTGCAACCAATGATGGTTCGACTGCAGATGGTAATGGTATTCTTGATGTCACCAATGGTACAGGTACGCTGTTAACTGATCTTGGTATTACACCAAGAATCTATTATGCACCATTGGTACAGCAGAGCCCACACTACACAAATCCACAGTGGAGAACAACTGACAGTGAACCACACCCAACTGGAAGTGTTTGGGGCAAGACCACTAGTGTCAATTTAGGTGCTAGCCTTAGTGTCAAGCAATGGGATAGTGCAACAGGTGCATTTGTAGCACAAAGTTGCCCTATCTATGAAAACGATCAAAGTGCTAACAAAGAACTTGATCCTGCAGGTGGCGGAGCCAGTATCGCAAACGAAGCAACTTATGCTCAATATGATGTGAGTGAAAATGATACATTCACGTTGAAGATTTTTGAACGCAACGGCACTGGTGCTACTAGTATTACAGGCGACGACACAAGTCCAACATTTACAAGTCTTGAAACATTTACTATCCAGGCGAGCGCGGCAAATAGTACAACACTTACAAGTGCGGTTACTGCTACCCTTGGCGGTACAACAGCCGCAGATTTTGTTGAAGCATTTACAGCAGCTAATGTTGCTAATACAACAGCTAGCGTAACCAGTACAGGTGCTATTAACATTCAACACTCGCTAGGTGGTGTTATTGTGCTTAAAGACACATCAGGCACTCCAGTAGCAGACGCTGGAATCAACACAACTGTTACAGGTGTTAGAGCCGGCAACGACAGTGATTTAATTTTAAGCAATTGGATAGCACTAGGTGGGTCAGATAGCTATACTGCTAGTTCAACTGCTCCTAGTTTGGATCCTGCAGAAGGAACATATTGGTATTACAGTGCTACTGATCAAGTAGACATCATGATACATGACGGAACAAACTGGAAAGGTTATCAAACTGTTACCAGTGATGCTCGTGGTTTTGATTTAAGTCAAACCAACGCAACTGGTCCAATTATTGCTGCAACAGCACCAACTACTCAAAATGATGCTAGTTCAAGTCCTCTTGTGTATGGCGACCTGTGGATTGACAGCAGTGATTTAGAAAACTGGCCTAAGATTTATCGTTGGGAAAGTGTAAGTTCAGTTGACCAGTGGGTGCTTATTGATAATACAGATCAAACAACAACTGATGGTGTATTATTTGCAGACTTCCGTTGGGCAACTAATGGAACAACAGATCCTATTACAGATGATATTCCAACTATTACAAGTTTGCTGGCAAGCAGTTACCTTGATATTGATGCACCGGATGCTACACTTTATCCAGCTGGTATGCTTGGCTACAATCTAAGACGTAGCGGATTCAATGTAAAGAGCTTCCAAATAGATTACTTCAATGCAACTGATTATCCAGATGATAGTTTGCCAACAGTAAAGGATGCTTGGGTGACTGCAAGTGGCCTTAAAAACGACGGTAGCCCGTACATGGGACGTAAAGCACAGCGAGCTTTGGTTGTAAGCGCAATGAAAGCTGGCATTGATGCAAACACAGATATTCGTGAAGAACAGCGTGTGTTTAATTTGATTGCTGCTCCTGGATATCCAGAGCTGATTCAAAACATGGTTGCTCTTAACAACGAGCGCAACAACACCGCATTTGTGATTGGTGATACTCCAATGAGATTGGAAGACACTGGTTCGGCGATTATTAACTGGGCAACCAATGCTAACGGTGCTGGTACTGACAGTGAAGATGGGCTAACCACAGCTGATCCATATCTTGGTACATTCTACCCAAGTTGTCAAACAACTGATTTAAGCGGCAACACAGTGGTACAACCACCAAGTCATATGATTATGCGAACAATTGTACGCAGTGATGATGTGAGCTTCCCTTGGTTAGCACCAGCAGGTACACGTCGTGGCACAGTGGACAATGCAACTGCTATCGGTTATATTAATGCTGCTACAGGTGAGTTTGAATCGACAGCGGTACGTCAAGGTCTAAGAGACACGTTGTATGAAAACAATATCAACCCGATCACGTTTATTCCGGGCACAGGTATTGTAAACTACGGAAACAAGACCGAAGCAAGCACACCAAGTGCGCTGGATAGAATCAACGTTGCTCGACTCATTGCATTTGTTCGTAGTAGACTTGAAACCATTGGTAAAGCGTTCATCTTTGAACCAAACGATCAACTCACACGTGATGAGATCAAAGGTGCAATCGATGGGTTGATGAACGATCTAGTTGCAAAACGTGGTATCTATGATTTCTTAGTGGTCTGCGACGAAAGCAACAACACACCGGCTCGTATTGACAGAAACGAACTGTATGTTGATATTGCTATTGAACCTGTTAAGGCTGTAGAATTTATCTACATTCCTGTAAGAATCAAGAACACAGGCGAAATTGCAAGCGGAGAAGTTGCAAGCTCGAGTGCCGTTTAAAGCACTATAAAGCTCGGAAACAGGGCTTCGGCCCTGTTTTTTAATGACTCCAACATAGATAAATAATACTAACATAGGAGAGAGAAATGGCAGTATCATCATTAACTAGAATGACAGTGCCTTTGGCAAGTGATCAAAGTAATCCAACCCAAGGTCTGTTGATGCCAAAACTAAAGTATCGCTTCAGAGTGATCTTTGAAAACTTGGGTGTAAGCACACCAAGAACAGAATTAACCAAGCAGGTTATGGACTTTACTCGTCCTAACTTGAGTTTTCAAGAAATGGAAATTCCAATTTATAACAGCAGAATTTATCTTGCTGGCAAACACGAATGGCAGGCTGTAACAGTTAACTTGCGTGACGATGCTGGCGGACAGGTTGCTAAACTTGTTGGTGAACAGCTACAGAAGCAAATGGACTTTGTAGAAATGGCTAGTGCTGCAAGTGGTATCGACTACAAGTTTATCACACGTTGTGAGATATTAGACGGCGGCAACGGTGCAAGCACACCAACAGTGCTCGAAACTTGGGAATTGTATGGTTGTTATCTAAGCAGTGTTGACTATGGCAATCTTGATTATAGTGCAAGCGAGGCAGTTACAATGCAGTTGAGTCTAAGATTTGATAATGCTATTCAAACACCAATTGGCAACGGTATCGGTGCAACAGTTGGTAGAACTGTAGGTGACGTAGTAACAGGTTAATCTCCTATGTCCTTTGGAAGCGACTTTCTTAAAGGGTTCTTTGGAAGTGATTATCTAAAGGACTATACTCACGCCAGTAAGACTTTCCGTGCAAACGGTTATGAACTGGCGCCGAAGTATAAGTTTCTTTTCTATGTTAGATTTAATCTAAATACCACAGGTATTCCTGCATTAAGACAACTTTTTCCTAGTGGCGCATCAAACGAGCTAGGATTAGTTGTCAAAGCTGCTGATTTACCCAGTTATCAGTTTGATATAGAGACAATGAACCAATACAATAGAAAACGGTTGGTTCAAACAAAAATCAATTATCAACCTGCAACCATACGTTTTCATGACGATGGAAGCAATTTGATTACAAACATGTGGTACAACTATTTTAGTTATTACTACAAAGATCCAAGTCACAAATACCAAAACGTTGCTGCAACAAGCGGTACTCCGGGCGATATAGGTGGCTTAACACAAAGCAGAACTGATTACAACAGCAGAGACACTTATATTGCCGATAGAGACCAAAACGATTGGGGTTATGTGGGAGAAAGTTATAGTGATGCAACAGGCGGTGTTCCTAGCGGGGGGAAGCCAAGATTCTTCAATGATATCACTATCTATAGCATGAATCAACACAAGTTTAGTCAATATACATTGATTAATCCTATAATTTCAGATTGGCGACATGACACACATGACTACAGCGAAAGCAACGGCATCATGGAACACACCATGACCATTCAATATGAAACGGTGAAGTACTACAGCGGGAATCTTAACGATCACGTTAACAATCCAGGTGCAGATAGTCTTGTTAAAGGATTTGCCGATCCTACACACTATGATACTGTTAAAAGTCCTCTTGCACGTGGTGGTAGCACCGGTAGTGTTCTTGGTCCAGGAGGAGTAGTTGACGGTGCACAAACTATTGCAGGTGCTATTGCAGATCCAAGTTTGAAAAACATACTAGGTGCAGTACAAGCGGGCGGAAATATAAATGAGTTATTGCGTGATCCCAATTTAAGAAGCATTATTCGCGACGAAGGTAATCAAGTGTTCAAAGACATTATTAGAAATCAAGGCCCGGGTGCTACACAAGCAATAATTAACAAAGCAGACAGCGTCATATTTCCAAAGGCAACTGGCGAAACCAATCCTAATGCGGGAACAACCAATACACCGAAAGCTGTGGACGAATCTGCACAAGGACCACAAACTGGTAGCCCTACCAGCAACAGAGGAATATGGACGTGAGCACAGTTAACTACAGCAATCCAAATCAAGATCGTACAGTTTATATTTTTGATAGATTCTATGAGTTTGAACTCACAGTAGATGCAAATTTATATGATGTGGTACTTAGCTTTTTCAAAAGTGTGTTTGATGACGAACTAGCAGCTAAAAATTTTACATTGAACTTATTTCGTATCAGCGAAAACACTGGCACACCTGTTATGGAAATATTGGATACTGTAAGAGGCCAAAGCACCATTGAACTTACTGCAACCTTCGCTTATTACCTAAATAATCTAAGAAGCAATACCACCTTGTTGGGAATAAGTGCAGTAACAACTCCTGCATTTTACGCAGCAAGAAACGTGGTAGTATGAGCAAATTCGCACAAGGCACATATCATGTTCAAAACCCTGAGAAATATGCTGGTAAAAAAACACCTCGTTATCGCAGTGGTTGGGAACATGCTTTTATGCGTTTTTGCGATAGTAATGACCATATTGTGATGTGGGCTAGCGAAAGCCTAAGTATACCTTACAGACACCCTCTCACTGGCAAGCAAACTATCTATGTTCCTGACTTTTTAATACAGTATAGAAACAAACGTAATCAAGTTGTTACCGAACTTATTGAAATCAAACCCAAGAAACAAAGTGTTATTGAAAGCAAAGCCAGTGCCAACGAAAGAGCTGTTGTTGCTGTAAACTATGCTAAGTGGGCGGCAGCACAGGCGTTTTGTAAACGGCAAGGTATTACCTTCCGTGTCCTTACAGAAGATGATATCTTCAGACAAGGCGGTAAAAAGCGTTAAGTTCTACGCTTTCTTCCCAGTGCCTTTTCATCACCTGAAACTTGTGCAGTATCTGCCGCTTTAAGATCACTTCTTTGTTGAGCAATGTTGACATCAGGCTTGGTGTCTACTTTTGCAACAGTTTCATCTTCGTCAGGCACAGTGCCGCCGTTAAGTCCAATCTTGAATACGAAGTTTCCTTTACTGCCTGTACTATAAAAGGTTTTATCTGCACTTAGTTCTACACTGGTAATAGCTTTACTTGGAAAAATTGCATCAAATGGATTTAGTTTTATAGTGTTGTTGGCAGTGCTTCCGGTGGTATTCAATTGAATAAATGCACCCCAGTTAAGTATTTCAGCAGCCGCTTCACTGAAGTTGGTGTTTTCATTCACATAGTCTGCAACTTTATTAGCTATCACAGCACGAATATGAAAAAACGGAATTACAGCATCTGGATTACGAGCTTTTCTGCCACGATACATGTCTTCAAGTTTATCGCTGAGTCGATCGTTGCCTAGCACTTCTTCTCCGGGTGGAACATTTTTAATAGCTAAAATCTGATCTTTTTCTTGTGGTGTAATGATGCCTGCAATCACCGCCATGTTCAATGGTCCGGGTGTACTACCTTCTGTGACCGTTTCAATAACACTGATTGTATCTTTGTGTCTGTCTAATACAGTTTGACCTTCGGGGCTCTTGCGCATTTCGGCAATTTTGTCTTTGAGATTTTTAGCACTGGCTTTAGCGCCACCTTCGGCTTTACTGCTAACACCCATGGTTTGTCCTGCACTGTTAATGAGCACACTGTCTGTGAGTCCGCCTGTTTTAGTAGCACCGTATGATATACGACAACTCGAAAATCCACCTTCGCTGAGGAATTCACTTTCAGCTTTGCGAGCATCTGCTTCGTTGCCCAACTTTTTGCCCATTACCAATGCCATTGGCTGTAGCAGTTCACAGAAGTAGTTGGTAAATGCAGTGTAGATCATTTCGCCTTGTGGTATAGTCATTGGAAAATCTTCTGCCATGAACGTTTCTACTGCTCTAGCTTCATCACTGTCCTGGCCAAACTTTGCAACTATTTGTTGTGCTACATCTTGGGGGCTTAGATCATCTAACTTGGTCAATATGTCAGTGGGTTTGTATCCAGCGGCTTCTTTTTGTGCCACAGCAGTTTGCAGTCTATACCCACCAGGTAAGCCCACGTTTGGAAAACTGTTTTGAACTTTAATAGGGCTGATCTTTTGCATATATCTTCCCATGTATACGTCTTGGTTTTGTGCGTCTACAAAGTGCGCTAAGCCAAACGCCTTGCTGTCTGACTTGGCTGTGTTCATCCACTCTATGGCTTCGGCATTTATACCAATCTTGCTTGCTAGTAATTCAACTGCTTCCTGCATCTGCTCTTGTGATTCATACTCGCCACCGCCTGCAGGATTAA